TCCATGATTTCATCGCTCATGTAACGTGCCTCTTAAAGAGTATTGGTGAATCGTTAGTCTAGCATAAATTTACGTTTTGGTTTTTTTCTTCTTTTTCTTAGGTCGTCCTACTTTGCTACCGTATGTTCCTTTACCTTGTGGCATATGTCACCTCGTTAAAAAACGCCTCTGAATCTATGACGGCAGTTATAGCCGCCCCGAACCACAAAAGGATCGCCGCTAATCTTTCCTGCCCAACTGCCAGACCAGATTTCCTCGATCTCTTCTTTTGTATATGTCTTGCCCACATGCTTTTGACAAAAGTCTCTAGTCGCTGAATCATCTGGGCCATAGTATTTAAACTCAGTCGCACCAGCATCAAGGGCTAATTTGGTATTGATAGACGCGTCGAACTGCATCAGGCCGTCATGTAATGCTTGCTTTGCATATCTACCCAAACTTGCATCTACTGACTGTTTGATAGTGTTTAAGCTGTTAGCAAATGATGTGCCTGTTAGGGTGCTTTCGTACAGTTCCTTTGAGACCGCATCTAGAAAGTTTTGTCCTAGATCATCGAAGCCCTGAAAGGTAAAAGATTGAAGCTGTGAAATAATGGCAGGGTCTATCTTAGTAACGTCACCATAGGTTTTAAGCATCACCAACGCTTCATCAGCAACAACAGCGTATTCCCTGACAATTCTATCCACCGTGGCTAGATATTCCTGCTCTATAGCCTCACGCAACTCAACCCTAGCAGCCAACGCCCACTCTAGATCGAACAGGTCACCATCACGCAAAGGGGCGGCAGCCATAAGGTCAGATATTCGGTTTTCCAGCTTCAGTAAAGCAGCGGACAAAAGCTCTTGATGCCTGTCCGCCCTCGCGATTACTGCCCTTAGCTGATCAACGTCTGCTGGCATTAGCTTTCTTCTGCAACCTGCTCAGTAAATTGCCCTAGCACCTGAGTGCCAGATTCAATCTCTGCATGGGCTTTAGCTAACTGCTCGTCATCAAGGATTAGGTCACTGATCTTCTTGTCGATCTCCATAGCAAGGGTTGCAGACTTAACGCCTGTGGCTCTCATCTGCTGTAGGAACATCAACTCCTTATCGTAGTCGCGTAGGTCAAACGCGTCTGGGTAGAACACCTCCACATCGGGGGTGACATCCTGCCAATCACAGAACAATACCCAAAGCTGCTCTTCAGCTAACTCTAGAAGGTCTGCTTTCTCTGATAGTTTGGCATTAAGCATCTGGAACTCTGTCTGCATCGCAACGCCACTCATCGTCATGGCTTCTGTGCCGCGTACTGCACCCATGTGACTCATACGGTTGATTGACTGCACCTTATCATCTATAGATGCACGAACAGCATCTAGGTTCTGACCGCTAGGCTGCATCTGGTAAGGCTTTAACTGTGCGTCCATATCGTCAGGCATATTAATAATCGCACCAGCACCTGCACTAGCATCGGTGCCAAATGACTTAACCAGTGTCGGGTGATTAGAGATACGGATAAGCTGCTCGATCTCAGACAGTTCCTGATAGATAGCTCTTTGCATATAGGACGCGTCTGCTATGTCACTTATCCCTATGCCTCTGGTTATTGATCTTTGTGCAGGCAGGAATACCGCAGGGATACGACCCAGCACATTGTCATTCACCTCAATCATCTTGTCTAGGTCATTGAGAGAGTGCCACTGCTCTACGCGGTCTTTGTACCAGACGCGGTAATAGGTCTCTGTAGTGGTCTCGTCAACACGGATAACGCTCTCTCTTACCTTCAGGTAATCAAGCTCAAAGCGACCGCTTGCGGTGCGAACGTAGTTCCAGTCTAATACATTCTCAGGAGTAAACATTGTCACATAGGGGCGGATGTCTTGAGCTAACTCTTCTGCCTTAGTTCCAGCGTTAGACTTTGGCTTATCCATCATTAGCCATACATGACCATAGACACTAGACCAAATCTGAGCTTCACGCATAAACGCATTAAAGCTGCGGCCATCGAGATCAGCATCGTTTAAGAAAGGCTCAAGGGCTACGTTATTGGCTGCGCTGTTGTATGCCCTCGTAGGCGGTACGCGCCAAAGAAAGCTGCTGTAGATGTGGACTATGTTTTTGCAGTGATTATCTAATGGTGTTAGATCGAGCCTACGGTCGTAGTCGTCACTGGTTTCGGATATGTAGCGCGTCAGGTATGCGCCATTAAAGTAATCTTCTCCACCCATGTAGCTACGGACATAAAACTCCCAGCGGCTTTCGTACTTATCATAATCAGGGTGCGTTGTATCTGCGTTCAATCTCATCAAGTCCACCTTTGTGGTTGTGGCGTAGCGTATTCTGTGCGAACTGGGAACAGGTATTCGACCAAGTAGCCTAAGGCATCGTTCATGTGATCATAGCCGTCGTCTTTATTTGGAACGCTTGTTCCTTCTTTGTATGTCTGTCGCTCCAAGCTCTTAATGGTCTGCTTGCATTTTGGGCTGACAAACAAATGCCGTCCACCATCACTCGACAGTAAACGACTATTCACAGCGTTGATACGATCCCTGACCAATGCATGTGAGTTCTTCGCCTTAACGCTAAATCCTGCGTTTTGTAAGATCGACAAATCTGTGCGACCACCAGCAGAGGTTTTCCGCTGTCTTGATGCTGGGTCTGGATAGACAATTATATTGCGCCTAGGGTAGCGGCTTATTATCTCCGCAACCATCTCGTCAGTGTTAGACCCGTACATGACTATCTCGTCAACTGCAATCAGCGTCCCGCCTTTACGAATACAGATAACGGCAGACATGGGGTCTAAATTGAAGTCCATCCCAATGTGGAGTGTACCACTATCGTCATCAATCGCCAACACAGACTCTTCGCGGTTAAACCCGTAATAGATCAGGCCAGCATAGGTCACGAAGGCTGCCTCATACTCTTGCTTGAATGTCCTTTCATCTAGGTCATGTCTGGCTGCTTCGATCTCTGCCTGCGGTACGTTGCCACCCTCTAGGGTTGTATATTGGAAAGACTCCCAGTCATCGGAGTTATAACCCTGCGCCCATAGATCGTAGAAGTGATTGCGCCCCTTAGGCGTACCGATAAACATAGCACCCCCCTCCCGATCAGATAAGGAAGCCCTGCATACCTCGTACCAAGTTTCTGGGCGCATATCGGCAAACTCGTCGAGCACAATATAGTCTAAAGCTCGCCCTCTCAAGTTGTTTGGTTTCTCTGCTCCCTTCAGCGCGATATATGAACCGTTGATCAACTTGATGGTCAGGGAGGTTTCGTTAGTCTTGGCGATATACTCTTGAGGGATAGTACTGATCAGCATGTTCCAGCATATCTCTTTTGCAGCCCCGTAGGTGGGAGCGCAATACCAGACGTTTTTGTTTTCGCCAGAGATAGCCGCCCTTAGTAGAGCAGCAGTAGCTAGAAAGGTCTTGCCGAATCGCCTACCAGCAACGACAGACACAAACCTAGCCTCGGATAAGAATATCTCACTCTGCGGCAGAGTTAATTGCACGAGGGTCTACTGTAATATTGATTTGAGGAATTTCCTGCACTGGCTCGACGTACTGATCACCCCAGCTTTCTCTGTCTCTATTCTTGAGGTAGAAAATGATGCAGGTATTATCTCCATCGACTGCCTTTTCAAACAGCTTATTAGCAACCTGACTTATGCCTTCAGCCCTTCCCTTTTTTATAGCCTCAGCAAACTCAGGATATTCGTTCTGTCGCTCGTATACGGTCGTATGGCTTACACCTAAGCAATGGGCTATCTGCATAACAGTTAAGCCCTTAGAAGCCATTTCCTGCGCTTTACGGCATACAAGCTCGTCGGGTATCCACTTAGGTCGCCCTGCGCTCATTGCTCAGTCCCGAATATATCTTCTGCCATTGCTGCAAACTCTCTGTAGCCCTCATAGGGTTCAATAGCTGATAGCTCATCTACCATGTTAGCAACGCCATCCTGCCAGTCGATAAGCTCTTCTCTGATCTTATGCCTTTGGACATCTGTAGTCATCAACGATTCAATAATCGCATCGAAGCGGATTATCTCGTCATTCAATTCCCAGTCAAAGCAATCTTCAAGTGATTTAGTAAGGTTTAATTGATCCATGTGACACCCCTAATGTCAGTGAACTAGCGGCATTGTGCATGGTTTTTACTATAATGTAAACTAGCTAAGGTCGTCGGCAGCGACTGCGCCAAGCGAAAGAATTACAAAAACTATCATGTAAATTATCACTGTTTGCCCCCTTGTTCGTAAGTTAGGGCGGCATTGTATAGAAGGTTATGTAATACCTGAAATGCATTCTACTGATTCCATAAATACCAAAAATGCATACTGCAATATAGATTGTAGTGCATAAAAAAACCCCCCAGCCAAGTCAAAATCGGT